TTAAGGGCTTGCTGTGCCTGTACAGCTTGATCCAACTGCCCCCGCAACTGTTCCAACTCCGAATTAGCGGCGTTAGTACCCATGTTTAAGGGGTTGTTCTCAATCTGCACGATACGATCTTGAATCGCCTGTAAGCGGCTTTGCATACCGCTTAGATCAGTAACCGCATTTGCGGGGAACAAGTCAACGCTTGCCGCCGTTTCTGCGATCTTCTGCTGAGTGCTGTTCAATGCGACAAGCATTGTATTAGCACTCTCTATTTCCTGCTGGAAACGCTCTATGCCCGTGTTATCAAACACGTTCATATTGTCAGCTTGCCAGTTGAACGGAACATTTACCGGGGCTTGCGTAGGTTCAACCTGTGGGGCATCCTGCACGGTGGGCGTTGCGCTGTACACCTGTGAGGGAACATTGCCCATCAAGTCGTTAAGCCGCTCCTGCCGCTCAATCACGTTATCAATCGCGCTTGACAGACTGCCCAACTGCAACTGTGCAACGGACGAATCAAGATCAAACGGGTTTGTTTTCAAGTAATCAAGCGCGGTCTGCATTCGGCCTAACTCTCGGTTGATCCCGGTGATCTCTGCCGCCGAATCCCCCGGCATAACGAACAGGTTTTGACCCACGTTGTTAATTGCGTTCTGATAGTTCAAAATGTTGTTCAATCTGGTTGAAATATCTTGAATCTGCTTTTCAGATTCAGACACGCCAGAAAGTTCAACAGGTACGTTGATCCCATCGGGAACGTCAATTTGCGGCTGTTCCGTAATTTTAGCACTCACGGGAACTTCAATCCCAGCGGGTACGTCAATTCGGGGTTGCTCTACAACTTCCGCCGTTACAGGTACGTTGATCCCATCGGGAACGTCAATTTGCGGCTGACTTTCCACAACAGGAATCACCGGGACTGTAATGTTTGGAGTTGCATCCCCCAAATCTGGTAAGGTGGTGTCCACATCTCCAAAGGAAAAAGAGGGTGCTTCAATGGCTTGCATCGTGTTTTCAAAAGACTGCATTGCCGCCGTAGCCCGGTTAATACCGCTCATATCTACGCCCGCATTCATCGCGGATTGTACGTTTTCAATAGCGATAGTACCAGCATTTGCGGCGTTGACAATATCCATCATAGGATCAGAAAAATTGTCATACAGTTCGATTGAAGTCTTGATAGAAGCCATTTAATCACCGTCCTTTCCGGCTTGCTTTCCTCTCAAGCTCTTTTTTCTGCCTTGCATCATCTTCTTGCTTGATCTTGATGGACGCGATCACGAACGCTTTTTCCCGTTCGTCCATTTCAAGAAATTGGGATGGTAAGATGTGCAATTTTAAGAGGGCATAGAAAGCAAAACTCGCTTCCCAGTCGCCCTCTTCAATTAGTTTTTTGCTTCATCCACCAGATCGTTGAAAGAGGTGTTGAAGCCCTGAAGATTCTGGACAAAGGCCACCAGCGCGTTGTACTCGCCCGGATCGTCCACCATTGCCATCAGCAGATCATCCGGCCTTTTCACGCCGTAGCTGTTCTGAAGTTCGACATTGTACAGATCGGGGGTGACAATGGACTTGATAAGCAGTTCCTTAGTGTACTTGCTACCGTCCACATGGGGGCGGTACAGGTTAGGCTTGCCAGTGACAGGAATTTCTTTGGTGCAATCCTCGCGGATTTCATCGTTTTCCTTAGAGGTGATATGCCGGAACTCCCAATCAAGGGGCTTGCCGTTGGCATCACACAGCGAAGCGGTAACAGGGTGGAAAACATTTTCCTTAACCTTTTTGTTCGCTTTCATAAAATAGGAAAAATTAGACATTTTCTGTACCTCTCATTCTTTACAAAGAAAAGCCCCCGAATGGGTACATTTCCGCATCCGGGGGCAACGATCTTAGTTAGTGGCGAAACCGTCCAGTTCGGTGAAATCTTCCGGGATGGAATAATCATCGAACGTGCCGGAAATATCTTCATCCAGATACTCCGAATCGGCATCGAACTTAGCCAGCGTGCCGCCATCGGTCAGACAGTCGTAGAAAACAACAGTCTGACGCTGTGCCGCACTTGCCGGGTCATCGTTCGTGACCTGAATTTCAAAGTAGGTATCCTCGCCCGTGCGCTTGAAATCCGCCAGACATTCACGCATTACGGACTGATTGTAATGCGCCTTGCCGGAATAAGTGCCTTCCTGTGCAACGGACTTGTGGCCGATCATAATCGTGCCAAGGCGGGGAACTTTGGATTTGGTCTTGTCGATCTTTGCTTCAAAGTTGATGATCTGCATGAAGTTATAGCGGCGATCACCAATGGTGACAAAGCATTCCGCCAGACGCGCGGAAATCGCGTCCTTAGACTTCATAAAAACATTCGTAGGCTGTGCCATACTGCATTAACCCCCTTTCTTTAAGACACGCAAACGGACATATACAGCTTGCCCATTGCGTTGATAACAGAGATTGCGCCAGAAGTCACAACGGACTTTTTGGTGTCGCCCTGTGCAACCGTAATATCGGAATCCTTGAAATCCTCGATAGCACGGATTTTCTGAAGTTCGTTGTGAAGCTTCACAAGGTCAGCCCAAAAAGAGGTACGACCCGCCGCATCGTTGGGAACTGCGCCCAGATACTTAGTCGCAAACAGAACGGCGGTATCATTGGCGATCTGATCGATCACGCGGATAGTCTGGTTATCCTTGAAAATATCACCGCAAGTATCAGTGGTAGATACCATAGTGTTAATATCATCAAGGACGCGGGGAACGCCGTTGACGTTGTGGAAAGTGAACTCACCCGCTTTGATAGCCTTTTCAAGTTCTGCCTGTGTATAGTTCAGATCGGGGGTGAACTCACCATCATAGATCACGTTCTGGTTCGACTTGTTGACCTCACAGCCGCCAGCCGCGCCAGTGACCCAGTAAACAAGGCTTGCTTCATCTGCGCCATCGTCCAGCACCTTGTTTTTGACGCTGATCGTACCCATGTAGTCCGCTTCCTTGTACTGATACAGGACAAGCTGGAACTTCTTACCGACCTCATCACGCATACGCTTGTTGAACGATGCAAACAGGCTCTTAGTTGCCTTGTCAGTGGTGACAACGCCCATAGAGTTGAACGCATACGGTTCAATCTTATCAAGATAGGTCTGGTATGCGTCACTCGTACCTGCGCCATTCTCGCCGCCAGTGAGCGGAGTAGAAGCGGTAACGGCAAGCGTAGCATCCTTTTTGAAAGCAACATAGTCGTTGTCAGTCAATGCGCTTGCCTTGTCCACGGTCTGTGCATCCACCTTAGACAGTCCCATATAGGTGGACACGTCAAACAGAGAATCGTTATCCGCGTTCTTCTGGATCACGATCTTCAGATCGTTGCCGCGCGTACCGCTATACTTTGCCGTAGCAAAAGTGTTGCTTGCTTTCTTGCCGCCGCCGTTCAGACGATAGGCGTACAGGGTCTTTGCTTTCTTGAAAAGATCACGCAAGCCTTTCATCTTATCATCGGTATAGGCGTAGCCGAACAGCTTCATAGTGGACTTCTGGAAATCACCGTTAGTGACTTCAAAAACGCCGCTTTCATTGCCCCAGTCCAGCATAAGGGGCATGGTAACGGTGCCACGATCAGACAGCGTAGCGGATGCAGATGCAAGCGATACGAAGTTGATGTAAGCACCGGGCAGAATCTTGTTCTGCGTTACGAAAGTACCGCCGCCAAGTGCCATTTTACTCACCTTTCCTTTCTTTAGATAGGTTTCTTATAGTATTCTTTGATAAGATCATCCACCTGTTCAATGGTGTAAGTCTTATCATCTTTCAACAGCGCGTTAAGCAGATCACGCCGATTGAACCAGCGATCCGCTTTCACAAGCTGTTCTTTGGTAAATGCGGGCGGCTGTTCAGCCGCTTTAGCAGTCGTGTTTTTAACCGCCATCGTTCACATCTCCTTTGATCTCCAATGTTTCCATCGGCTCACAGTCGTATTTCTTAACCATGAAGCAATCATAATTTGCGAAAAAATTCAACACGTTATCAACGATTTTGTGTTCCATCTTGTCAGCTCGCATCAAATCCCCGTCAACCGTGATAGTTTCCAAACAGCTACACAGCCGTTCGGCTGTATCGTTGCACTCTGCTTTTGCCCGATCCCGATTAGCGGGAAAGAACTGGATGCAGAACTGTTGCCGCCTAAAATATCTGCGATCCCGGAAAAGGTTGTGCGTAGGCTCTAGGGTGGAAATAAAAAAACAAGGCTCTTTCAAGCCTTGTTCCTGTTCTTCCGTGTAAGTCGTGTAATCATCGCCAAATTCAGCATTTAAGGCAATGCTGATAGCTTCAATAATTGAATTTATCATTTGATGCACTCCCCTAAAAACTGCTTAATTTTTGCTTCAAGGACTTGCGGGGCTATCGTCTGTATTTCCTGTTCGGATATGGTGAGCATGAATTGACCTTGCACCCAACCTGTATGATTAGCTGTTCGGTGTCCATACTCCACATAGGAAGCATACTCAACGGGATTCACAATATCAATCGTCAAGAGGTTTCCTTTGTGATTGATCTGCAACGAATCGGCGTAGGCTTTGGCATCGCCCCGGCCTTTACCGCTTGCCGCTTCTTCATGCGTTGCTGAAGTCCAGCCCCGGCGCAACGTGCCGCCCATCTTTCCAGAGGGGTTTACACGTTTGGTGTAGGTGTCGCCCGCCTTGTGGTGTTTGGAATCCTTTTTAGCAACCACCGTTATTTCTTTGGAGTAGTCGCCTACGGGTGTTCGCTTGATAACTTTGGCAAGTAGTCGGGCGGCTAATTCTTTCGCACAAGCAGAAATGAACGATTCAACATCTTTTTGTTCAATCTTGTTCAATTCCTGTTGAAGTTTTTTCAAATCCCCGGCTGAAACCTTTCCCATTCGTGCCATCAAGCCCACCGCTCAAACAGTGTGAGGATGATTTCTTGATGGGTGGGATATACAGCAGGAACGCCGCTTGCGGAATAGGCGTTCTTTGCTCCGTCTTGCTCCACAATGATCTTTGATCCTGCTTTGATTTTCACATCCGGGGGGAGAAATAGCTTTGTGCCTTGCGTAAGGCTTGCCGCCGTTTCGGTTTGTGCTGTGGCATCCAGCTTTTCAAAGGACAGCTTACAGGGCTGATTTTCGATTACTGTTACTTCTGATTTATGGGTGATTTTGGTTTGCTCGTCCCTTACATCCCGGCGTTCCACAACGGAACAAAGCCCGGTATAGTAAGTTTTTTCGATTGCCTTTCGTGCCGCTTTTCGGGCGGCTTCAAGTGCGCTTACCATCGAATCCGCCTATAACAAGCAAATTCGCCTTTCCCATAAGTCAGAAGATAACTGATAAAGGCCGTTAGCCGCTGTTCAGCGGTTTGTGACCCCTCTCCCGTGGCAAATACAGTATTGGTATCACCCGTCTGTATCTGCTTCACAGCATAATCTAAATCAAGCCCTGCAATGCTATCCGGCGAAAAAGTTTTCTTTGCCGTTAAAAACTCGCCTACTGCCATATCAACCGCGATGCAAACCAGCCCGTCCGGGATAGAGGACACGTTGCAATCGTTCTTAATAGAACTTTCCACCTTTTGAATACAAAAATTCAAAATGGTTTCATCCCCATCTTTAATCTCATATCCAAAAGACTGCAACCGCGCTTTTACCATATCCAGCACTGGAAACACCGCCTTACTTAGCCACGGGAAATGATACGGGCGATAGGAACGGCCTTGTGGTTGATGGTATCAGTGCCGTTGCTCACCAGAGACCAGTTCTTGCCGTTTTCCAGTTCCGCGTTGGTGGGGCTGTTCGTAGTCTGCACCGCCTTGAGGTAAGAGATACCAGCGACAGAAACGGCGTTGCGCTTACGGGAAATCAGCGTATCCTCGCCGCCACGGGTCTTTGCATCGCGCACCATCTCATAGGGAACTTTTGCGCCAACGGATTCAAAGCCGATTGCGCCCTCGCCCAGAACATAGGTGGTATACAGGGTAACGTCACCGCCAGTTTCGCCCACGTTCTTAACCTCGGCGGGCATGGAATCGTCAATCAGCACAAGACGGCCATTCCAAGTACCCATACCCAGATCACGCTCCATACCGTCCGCATCCGTGTACTTCAGGTAAGCCAGCAGTTTCAGGTTTTCCAGATTGGTTGCAACGGTAGAGTGGCAGATCACAAGGCTGAACTTCTGCTTGTTATCGCCGCAAGCCTGCTGAATGGCACTGTTCAGAGTGGTTGCACTCATCTTCATATCATCATTGGTTTTCGCATCCGTAGTGGGTGCGGAAACATCGTAGGTGTGGGCGGACACAAAGGCGGCGTTAGCGGTCTTAATGTTGCCCGTGCCAGTGGCGGACATGGAGAAAATGCCCTTGAGGATAGCAAGGATAGTGTCCTGATCCCGATCATTCCAATAGCGGTTGATCTGGTTTCGGACGTTCGCCATGAAGTCCACGCCGCCAGTCACATCATAGGAGAAATCGGCTTCAGTCCAGCCCATCATACGGCCATAGGTGAAAACACCCTGTTCAAAGGTATCAGTCTTTTCGGGGGTGAGGTTAGACACGCCATCGTAGTTCTGCGCATCACCGCCGATCAGACCGAAATAAGGCAAGACGGCGTACACAGTGCCAGTCTGTCCGTTGTTGACGAAAGTTTCACGAAGTCGCTGATCTGCGACAATCGCGCGGCTCTCACGAAGTTTGTTCAGCTTCACGTTGGGAATGGCGTTCATGTAAACACCAAAAGCCCGCTCGTTGAAACTCTTTGCATCGAATTTGCTCATTTGTGTTTAATCCTTTCTTTGAATTTTTGAACTCTGTTGTTAGGTTGCCGCATCCGGGTTAGCTTCAATGTAAGCGGTCAGCTCTTCAAGGCTCATCTTAGACATATCCACCTTAGTACCGGGCTTCACATCATCCGACTTGCCGGGATTGAAACCCTTGATACCCTTGGTTGCGGGCTGTTTGGCGTTGAACAGGTAAGAATCCGACTTCTGAACAGCGGAAATCTGTTCATCCCAGCCCGACAGCTTGCCATCCTCGCCCAGCTTGACCTTAGACATATCAAGCAGGGCTTTAACGGCCTTACTGTTCTTAGCACCCGCCGCCGTAAGCGCGGTATCAACCGCGTTGTCCAGCTTCAACTGTGCCATTTCAGCGGCGTGGGCTTTAGCCTGTTCGGTGTTCTTCTTCTGAAGTTCCTCGATCTGTGCTTTCAGTTCGGCGTTGTCGCCGCTGGACTTCTTCAGATCGTTCAACTGCTTGTCACGGTCAGAAACGGACTGTTTCAGCGTCTTGTTTTCCTCGTTGACCTCGTTAAAACGGGTCTTAGTCACAAAGTCACCGTCCAGCCCGGCCATAACCTTTTTAACCTGTTCATCGGTCAGACCCCAACTAATCAAGTCCTCACGTTTCATTGTTCATACCAGCCTTTCCGTTGTTTACCGTGGGTAACGAACCACGAATTTGATCTTGTTCTTTACCGTCTGCAATACGAAAAAGACGATTCACTGTTTAACCCACAGTTGGGAGATAGGTTTGGATCACCGCCTTTCTACTTGCCGACAAACGGACACGCCATGATCTCACCCCCCTTAAAAATGGCATGAAAAAAGCACCCTTGAAAGATAACTTTCAAAAGTGCTTAGTTAGCGATATGCGGTTTTAGCGATCTTTGAAGAAGTCCGCCCATTCGGGGTTTTCTTTATCAAAAATCTGTTTCTGTTCCGGGGTTAGGGCTTTGGGGTAGTCAGCGAACATATTGAACACGGTCTTTTTGTCGAAACTAAAAAGCCATTCGCCCACCCCGTCCGGCGTGTCTTTCCACCAAATAACGTCCGTAGGATTGTTTTTATACCAGTTATCGAACATCACCCAACGCCCCCTTTCTCTGTTTATCAACTGCCGTATTGATATAACCTAGCAACTGTTCAAATTCTTCATTATCTTTGAACGAATCAACATCCATTAGAATCACAGTCCGTTCCCAAACATAGCCAAACGACTTATCAACCGTCTTTCGGCATCCAAACCGCTTGTTAAGGGTTGTTGCCATCGAACCATAGCGTTCAAAGGGCATCCAACCGTTTTGATACTTAGATTGCAGTTCCAAATATTGATAACCAGTGTCCAGCTTTCGGACAATAGCGGCGTGTTTGCCTGTTGCAAGATAATATTCTTTGTTCAGTTCAAGATTTTTCAATACGTCAATCGTGCCTTGAACTTCTTTTTTAACTTTGGTGATCGAACCCTCAACACCGGGAAGTTCCAGCATCTTCATAATGTTCTTGTTCATGGAGAATACCCGGCGACTGCCACCATCTCTGAAATCAAGAACATCAAGTCCGTTTTTGTTGCCAATATAAGCGAACGCTAGAGAAGAACAAGAACCCTGCGTCATATCACCGCCCGCCAGACGTTCAATGATCTCATCGGACGTTAGCTGTTTGGGAAGTGCTTGAACGGCTCTATGCTCTACGTTCTCTGTGGTGCAAGCCTGTTCAATGAACTTTGCGGCTTCACTCTGTTCTTTCGGCTTAATTGTACCACGTTTTTCCGTCCTTGAGAAGTGGTTTTTCTGAACTTCAGCAAACCCGCTCTTGTCACCGTCTACAAAAGCCTTTTTCCATTCGGAATAGGTTACATCGTCCGGCACATAGTAGGTTTTTCCATCCGCTCCACGCGCCACCCGTTCCCCTGCATCGAAGTTATCTTTGAAGTGGGGGGCGGTAGTGGAACGGCAATAGACGTGGAACGGCGGGGCGGTAACACCCGGCTTGTAATCGCTCATCTTGAACACTTTGCCATCCAACGAACGGCAAATATCGGAAGTATGAGAATCCAGCGTTGCTACAATCTCATATTCTTCAACGTCCAGATCATTGAAACAATCCTTTTGCGCCGCGCTACTGAAATAGGCTTGCTCGGTCATTACCAGCCGCCCGGCGTTGCTCTTAGATGTTCCCATCTTCTTTGCAAGGGAATCAATGGCCTTTTGCGGATCAGCACCCGTTAGCAGATTCTTTGAAAGTTCGTTGTGAACTTCTCCGATCAGCTTTGTTTTGCTGTTCCAAATGCGGGTTGAAAAGTTGTAACCATCCACAGCCCACGGCTTAGATAGCACCTTTTCGATTTGCGCTTGATCCAGTCCGGCAATATCCCAGCCCAGCCCAAAGCCCTGTTGCACGGTATAGGCCGTGTGATAGTACCCGCTTGCGTAAACATCGGATAACGCTTTTTTCATCGTTCCCATCTGCTGTGCAAACATGGTTTCAAGGCTGTTCTGTGTCTGGATTTGCAGGGCTTCAAGGCGGGAAATATGGAACTTAGAAGAAGCGTTTTCAAGTTCCTGCATCCATGCGCCGTTTATGGCGTTTTCCTTGCCGTACTTGATGTACTCTTTCACATCCCACTTAAATTCCGCCAAATCCTGCCCTTTGAGCCATTGTTTAGCCTGTGCAAGAGAAATACCGTTGCTGTCAGCGAAACGCTGATACCACCGCGCTATTTGGGCTTCTAACTCATTCTGTGCGGCTTTATACTGCTTCTCCATTTCCAGATAAGCAGTTGCGCCCTTTCTGTTTTGAGCGGCTTCTAGCTGTGTGAAACGCTGTTTCCAGTATTCCGCATTAGTCATTGTTCAGATCACCGCCCTGCTGTTGCTGTGGGGGTGCGAACGGATCATATTGCTGTTGTGCAATATGATCCTGTTCTTTCTGTTTCTGATCTTCCAGCCGCTTCATTTCGGCGGCGGGATCGTCAACCCAAGGATGATTTGCCACAATGGTTTCATCCGACAAAATACCAACGCTATCTTTGCAGTTCTGGATTACTTCACCCTCATTGATGAGGACATCCCGGTTGAAGATGATTGTTACATCCTCGCCGCTAAAATCGCCCATGCCAGAGTTGGCAAAATGGGTGTTAATGAACCAAAGCAGTTCCTCGAATGCGGCTTGCAACTCGCTTTCCATATCGTTAGCGTCAAGGTCAACGTCAGAATACATGGATCGAATGTTCATCTGGTTAGGATTGCCATTCAACCGATCATCTTTCGCGTCATAGCCCATACCGTTTTCGATAATGGCTTTTTTCAGCAGTTCGATAATGACTTTGTAATTCTCTGAATTGACTTGAATTTCAAGCGTTTCAACCCCACCGTCTGCACCATCAACCGTGCGAACCTTGACAACGCCGAACGTAGACAAGTTTTTGCGGAACTCGCCCAAGTTCGTGCCATCGTAATTTTTCAGCACAAGCACGGTGTTTCGGGGATCTTCCTGCATATTGTTTTCAAAGTCCGACAGCATGACGTTTAGCGCGTCTTGCAAGGTCTTTACTTTCTTCAGCAGGGGGATTTCACAATCATTGTACTTGATGGGGATGAGCGGCACACGTTCCCAGTTCAGGGGAATGGTGTTTCCGTTTTCGTCCATCATGCTTGCATACGGGGCGGTGTTGCTGTCCGCTCCCTCTAAGTCGGGGATCAGTGCGCCGCCGTCCAGAACGAAGCGGTGAACGCCCTCTAAGTCGTAGATTTCGACCTTTTCAATGACAGTCGGTGTAGTACCTTGATAGCCGATCACCAGATACAGGCGCACAGCGGCTTCAAGCTGTGTGTGTTCCGTGTCTTTCCAGAATGGCAGGATTTCATAACCGGGGAACGTCCTAAAGGCAAGTTCTCCCGTTTCGGTGTAGTAAGGGTATAACCAGCTAATACCGCACTCAAGAGCAAGTTTCCCGGCGTTCTTCAGGGTTTTCATAAACTTCTTGTTGAACACGTCTTTTAACAGTTCAATATACCGTTCATTCTCCCCATCAACAACAAAGGGCTTACCCAGCAGATAGTTAGCTTTCTGATTAACCAGCTTTGCAAACTGATTATCTATCAGGCGGTTGTTTGGCACGTTGTCCACGTCAACCAGCTTCCCATCTTCACCGATCATCTGACGCTTGCGGTGTAAAATATCGTGATCGTTGTCGTAGTACAAGTGACCCTTGATCTGCATAACGCGCTGTGGGCTACCTTTCCACTTTTCGATCTCACGTTCCAAAAACTGCTTGTCGGAAATCTGCGCACCTTGCAAAATCAAGTTTGAAACTTTGAACATCATTGAATCTACAAAACTCACGTTGTTCACCCCCTTTCCAGTTAATCAAAGCTGAATGTATCAGGCATAAGCACTTTGGTAACGGCGTACCGCATCGAATCCATACCGTGCGAAAATTCGTGATCCGGCTTGTCCGTGGGTTTTCCGTCTGTGCCTTTCGCCCAACAATAGTTATCTATCTCTTTTTTGAACTCCACACAACGGGGATGCACCACGATCTGATAGTTTTGAATCAACTGTATGCCGTGGTTTACGCTGTCCTTGCCCTTTCGGGAAGATTCAGCCCTCAACCCCTCATCCTGCAACTCTGCAATAGATTTCGGTTCAGCAGAATCACAAATCAGGCGTTGACCACCATACCCCATGCGCTTGATTTGCTCGGCTATGATTTTGTTCGTGACCCCTGTTTTATACCACTCATCAAAAACATAGATTTTCATAGCGGTGTTGTCCACCATGCAAGCGGTAAAAGCGTTAGGATTAGTAAAACCAAAGTCAAGGCCGAATGCGGATTTGATACCGGGTATAGCCCGGATTTTATCAACATCGAAGTCCTCAACAATGACGTTGGTGTAAATCAAGCCGTCCGCAATGCCCCAATCCCCTGCACCCTCAATGCGATAGCGGCGGGGGTTGTTTTCTTTCATCCTCAAGAAAATACTGCGGTCTGCATCATCAAGCCATTCGTTACACTCCCATGTTGTAGTTTTGGTGAACACTGTATCATCCGGCGTATCGAAAAACCGGGGCTTCAACCAGCTTGTTGCACTCCACGGGTTGAACGTAAGTGTAAGCTGTTTGAAGTACCCCGGTGGAACTTCACCACGGATTGACATATCTAGCTTGTTGAAATCGTCCTCATTGCTGATCTCATAGGCTTCTTCTATCCATACCCAGCAAAGAACGCCCTTATCAACGGAAATAGAGGTGATTTTTAAGCCATCATCCAGACCGCGAAAAAGAATCTTCTGCCCGGTTGAACGCCGGGTGATCTGCATAGGTGACACGGTGCAATCAAAGTACGCATCCACGCCAAGTTTATGAATAGCCCATTTCAAATCCGAAAACACGGAATCGCGCAAAGTGTTTGAAAACCGCCGAACACAAAGGCCGTTGCTCTCTGGATATTGAAACAGGCGATAAATCATATTCAGGGCAGTTGTTTTGCTCTTTTTCGATCCACGACTACCCTTACACACACGGTATCGGGCTTTCGTGTTCCAGAAGTCCACATAGCCGCGCCCTACGGTTTTCTGTAATGAAATCTTCATTCCGCCAAGTCGTTTACCAGTGTGACAGGCTCAACCTCAACGGCAAGCCCATCTTTGAACATTCCGTACCGCTTGCCGATCAGCTCAGCGGCCTTGATACGGTCTTTAGCCCCAACGTCAATATCGGAGATCGTTTGTACACCATCACCGATCAGCTTTAGCACCTGTTCTTTGTGTTCCCCTCGCATAACAGAGGTTAAATACTCCAAAACTTCCTGTGCATCCGCTGTTTTTGCGTTGTGCATCGCTTCAAGTTTCGCGTCAATATAGGCTTTCATTTCGGCGTTGAACTTTGAAGTAGGTTTTTGTGGGTTTCGCTCATTTATCCATTCTGCCGCAAAACGCGCAGTCTTAGGCGAATACCCCGCTCGGATTGCCGCCTGTACAGCGTTGCAGTCAATCAAATATTCGTCACAAAACCGCTGTTGTCTTTCGTTCAAGATATTCACCCCCTTAAAACAAAATAAGCCCGGTGAACGGAAGATCACTGACTGCCTACGATCAGCTACGATGATTCACCGGGCAAAAGAAAAAGCCGTAAAAGGTTTTCTTTTACGGCTTCTTGCATTATATATTTTATCACACTTGACACATGAAGTTCAATGAAAAAGACTGCAACTTTTTACATTTTCAAAACTTTTTCTGTGAAATCCTTTAGTGCCTGTCCGTGGATCGTGTAAACATTACGTTCCGAACACTCTAACTCTACCGCGATCTTATCAAAGCCCTTATACTCAACATACCGCTTGAACAGCACCTTGATAAACTGCGGGTCTTGCAAACTCTGAATCTCGCCCGTGATCTTACGCTTCAGGTCAACATACTTGTCAATCTCGGCGTTGATCTCTTGCTCAAGCATTACAATTTTCAGCACCGGGTTTACAAACGGGGCATCGCCCGTACCGCTGGACGAAACACGATCCTTGCCGTAATCAATCGCCCGAACGCACTTAGACAGTTCTTCAAGATCAGCCTGTTCTTTCATCTTCTGTTCTATGATAACATCCGCGCGTTCAAGCTGTTGTAAATACTCTTTCGCTGTCACTTTTCAAACCTCTTTTCTTTGCGTAACGCTCACTTTACGAATTATCGTTATTTTTCTAAAATTTTACGTTTCACGTTTCGGTTACGCACCCTCTATTTACTATTATATATTATTTTTTATATGTTGCACCGTCACGCGATGACGCAACAAGAGTATCAATATATAAAGAACTTCAAAATAAGTGTACAAACCGAAACAAACGTAACAAATACGTTTAATCGTTCAAAGATAGAAACATTTATGAAACACTTGTGAAAATCAGTGTAACACTTTGAATCTTAACTTTCAAAGCGTCCCGCCCTGCCACTCTTGAGCGGGCATTTGGGGTGCGGCTTTTCCATCCACGGGCGAACGCCCACTTTCGTGATCTCGCACCAATAACGGAACGTCACAACGCCCGTCTGTTTGCTCTTGCAATGCAAACAGTCTTTACAAAGTCTTTTCATTTGTTGTACCTCGCCAGATATATGATCGGAAACAGCCAGAACGGGAAAGATAAGCACCACGCCCAAAAGCGTTCTTTTAGGGAAACGGCAAGGTGTTCTTTCCCAATCTCTTTGCAGTCTTTCCGCCAGATAAAGTAAAACGGGATGAATCCGATCAACTGCACAGCGATGAACAGCAGTTCCAGCAAAATCCACTTCATGCTCACACTCCCACAATGTATGCCGCCGCCATATCTGCCGCATGGGTGTACATGACATTCGGAAACTTTGCAACTGCACGGGTGTAATACTCCCAATTATCCCGATCGTCAAACGCGCCCATGTGCCAGCGGATGCAAGCGATCTCTTCATTTGTCAAAGCATCGGGGGCGATATTCTGAAGCATGATGATCGACTTTTCGCCGTGGCCGGGAAGAATCATATTCGGGTTATACTTCCATTTTCCATCCACCACTTTATAATTATCGCACTTGCACAGATCGTGGAACATACCCACAATGTAAGGGCTTCTCGCATCGCTCCACGTCAAGCCCATCTTGTCCGTATAGTCCAACAAAGCACCCGTAACGGCAAGAGAATGATCGAACAGTGCGCCACTGTATGCGCCGGGGTGATTGATTGAAGCGGGCGCATCGAAGAAACCCATTTCATCAAGCCGCCGCACGGTATCGGGGCGGGTGTAGTATTCCAAATCATTCTTCACGTTGTACATAATGATTTTATACTGATTGATCCGATCCTGCTTAGTCAATTTGAATCTGTCCATTCTTTTCCACCTCATCATAAATTGCAAGGCTCATATCTACTTGATACGGCTTGCCGCCGATAAACTCCGTTTTGAGCGTGTCACCCTCTGCCCGGACGATCAGCGCACAGTTATTGAACACCGTGACAAACTCTGTACCATCGGTGATTTGGGCGTTCTCTCCAAACTCTTTCTTATACTCTGCAAAAGCGGCGTTTACCGCGTCACTGATTTGTGCAAGCATCCCCATTGTTATCACCCCTTAATGAACTTAAAAAGCATATCAAAGAACATCCGCAAATGCCAAACGGCTTCCATCCAATAGCCTTTGCGCCTGTCCTTTTTCTTGCGCTTGCGCTCTCTCCACTGCTTGATGTACTCAAGTTGGGCTTCATCCTCTGCCGCCCGATAGCGTTCATCAATGTTCATTATCTGAATTCCTTTCCAGTTTTTACGTCACGAATCTTAACACGTTCAATCAGTTCAAAGCCCGTTGAACGAATAATGAACTTTAACACCTTGATAAGTTCATTCGCCCGCCGTTCGGTTTCCGATTCTTCCCGAACGATTTTCTGTGTACCATAAAACGCCGTGGGATCGTTATACCCCTCTGCGTTGCATTTGGGATTAGCCGGATTGTTCATGGTCAGTCCTTTCAATCTTTCCAGTTGGATAGCCATTCAAGTTCTGTAACCATATCAGAAACAATTTTTAGCGCGTCATACATTGCCGTATGTTTGGCAACATCTTCATGTAACCTATCCTCGCAAGATCGTTCATCCAGATGGTGACAGGATTTCAGCCTTTCGCTATCCCTTTCAATATCCGCTCTTAACTTTTCAATATGCTTTCGGATTTTGCTTTCAGTACGGCGAAGAACGGCTTTTTGATATTTGGCGATTTCTGCACATTGGTTTCTAAGGTCTGGATTGTTCCCGTATTCAATCGCTGAATCCGGGTCAAGGCCGTTTTCCCCGCAATAGGTTTCGGCATCGTGTAGGCTTCTAAAAACCTGTTTGCCTACCTTTGCATACGGCAAGTTCACGTTCTTCTTGAACTTAGTTGAATAAACGTGCATTACCAGTTACGCCCCCGCTCTACAATATCAGCTTCAAGCTGTTCAATCGGGGTTGTGGGGTGTATCTTGTGATACAGTTCTTTTGCCAGCTTCTTAGCCGGGGCGGGATTGATAGCGGAAACCGTGATAATATCCTTGATCGTGTCCTTAGTGCCTACGGCTACCGCATACAGGCGCATCTTAGCCGATTCAAGGCGGGTTTCCCAGCGTTCCATCTTCTCACTCTTGATACGGTCAATTTCCCTGTACGCATGATTCACGCACTGTGTCGCCATCCCGTGAAAGAAAATATCCTCGCAAAGCTGACAGTCCGCCAGTTCTTCAATTAGGTTGTTCATGCCCGTATCAACGGAAATAGGCGTGGGGTTTGCCCCATCCATAGCGCGGCGCAACTTTAACACCGCCTGTGCCGCTTCAGTAAGTTCCTCTGCCATCTGTGCCAGAACTTCAGCTTTGGGCAGACCATAAACCAACTCATACTCCATAGTGTTCCATCCTTTCTTTTAATCGAACCGACCTTGTGCGAACGGCTCTTTGAATAAATTCGGCATCATCCGCAATCGAACGAACGGACGAATTATCTGAACGAATCTCAAAAGAAGCGATAATAAATTGCTTTAGATCATCGGGGGTGAAATCCTCAATAGATTTCCCGAAATAATTTGTTAAAATTTGTATCACGGTTTCTTCATGTTCTGCAAACCAGCACCCGGAAACTGTATGAGTAGGGGCAAAATATACCCAGTAAGCAAACCGCCTTTTATCAATAGCCGCCTTAGCTTCAAGGGCTGAAACGTCTGTTTCTAAAAAGCTAATTGCTTTATTGGTGATCTGCATCAACTCTTTTTCTCCGATAACGCACCCATTCGGAAAGGCTTCTTCCATAAACCGTTGAAAAAGCCGATCTCCTGTGTCACCGTTAAAATACTCATGCCACACCGCCCCAAGATCATCCATCCTGTTTCCCTTTTCAAAAAGGATAGTGCAACCCAGCTTCACAAAATTAGCCGTAGATTTTGCTTGAAAGTGAAGTTTCTCCATGCTTAATTCACCCATTTAATGATGGGATCACCACAAAAGCCCTTTTCCCATACGAACCACGCATACGCAACGGCGTTTTTGCTTTCAAATTTGCCGTTCTTCCCACATTCCAGCCGGGAAGAACTCACATATACGACTTTGGGAGGATTCTTTAGGAAGAACGCTTTGCGGGCTTTTCCCTCAAGAAAAGTTAGCTTCAAAAACATTGCAACTTTACGCCCCTGCTGAACGGTGTTCAAAGCGTGTTCAACAAATTCAAGGGCGTATTTATAAGGCGGGTTTGTGATAATATCGCCGCTGAAATCTACAACATTTTCTAATAAAAAATCGCACGGATTCAAACGGCCATATCCACGGTATACTAAATCGGTGCTAACAACATTGTACCCGTGCGATTCAAGCACCTTAGAAATATGCCCCTCACCACAAGCACACTCCCAAACCACCGGGGCAAAGCGTTCTTGCTCAAGCAGAACTTCCGTTGCCTTTGGCTCAGTGGCGTAGTAATCGTGTGCTTCAGCATTCTGGTTGCGCCTGTTACCGACAAAGTAACCATGCTGTTCTCTCTCTCTCTCTCTCTCGGTAAAGATCAAAGTATTCACCTCTTTATTTCTGATCCCCTGCAACATAAAACCGGGCTGTCTTTTTTCCGATCCGCCTAACCTCTGTGTGAAGATGCAGATTTCGGGCGATCTGCCTGGAAAAGGCGGTTTTGCTCATAGCCTGTAAGTTGTTAGCTAAGCAGTATTCTTGATACCGCGAATAAACAAGATCAGTCGTGTTATCTTCAATATGAAAATCTTCATCCTCGCACTCTTTGAAAAAGCCCAAAATCGGGTTGTTATCTTCTTCGTATTCGTCCAGAGCTTTCTTTACCTTGTCCGAATCGGTAAAACCACGATTTTCAAGAATACGCTTCAGGCCAGCAAGCCCAAGATTGATAAGATATTCCATCGTATCAGGAGATTTCAGCTTGTGCTTGATAGTGGGATCAAAGCCCGCCTTATCCTTTGAGAAATTGGCATCGAACGGGATAATAACCAAACGCCGCTGAACTGCGCCCGTTTTGTCCTTGATACGGGGAATCTGGTTTGCAGAAAACAAGAACTTTGAATAGTTGTTGAACTCAAACGGGTTTTGCCCCTTGCGTTCAGCAGACACGCGATCACCCGTTACCAGCTTCTTAAAAACGGCGGGGTTTGCTATAAACTCGTCGCCTATATCGTCACCAATGTTCGCCAATTTACCGAACATTTCAGCAGTTTTGAAGCGATCTCCAAGTTCTTTCAAGTCCAGAGCGCAAATGTTTTCTTCACCTAAAAGATTCTGCACCATAGACAGATAGGTTGATTTACCGTTGCTTTTGTCACCTGTCAGGATAAAAGCCTTTCCAAGTTCGTTCCAGCGGTAGAAGCAATAACCAATAGCTTCTTCCAGTAGTAAACGCACCTGTGAATCATGGCAAGCGATGTTATCAAGGGTCTTGTCTGCCAGTTCACAATAAGCCCCCGGCGTATAGTCCCAAGGAATCTTATTGGTAATAATGTGTTCCGGGGTAAAGCCCGCAAAAGAACCGTCAATGATGTTATACAGGCCGTTCTTAAAGGCGATTAGGTGCGCGTCCTCTGGTTTGGTGTTATCCCGAATCAACAGATCAAGATAATCAACGACTTCAGACCGCTTTGCACGGTTTAGATCGGGGATGTGCTTAATCATAGCGGCTTCAATCTCGCCATATCCAGCGGTATAGATACCGTCCTTGTAAATGTGCAACTGATTGTTGATCTTGATGATATGGGCGTTGTTCTTCAGGAAGATAGCGAACTTATCAAATAAGAACGTGCTACCGTTGTAGAAAACTGGTTTCTTGAACGAATCATCCCGCAAGATCGTTTCAATCTCGCTGTCTGACAGTGGAACTTTCAGAACATACTTATTGATGATCCGAATGGTTTCCCGCGCTTCTTCCACAGTAAAATCATTGCTTTGCAGGGTCAAAATGTAGTTGAACAGGGCTTGATTTCGCCCGTCCCCCTCTTCCATATCAAGAAACGCCATCTTGCTACGGACGGGGAACAGCCACCGGGGGAGCGGTTGCGCTTGCTCATTTTCGGCGGTATCATAGAGGATTTCACGCTCTACACCGCCGTATTTAAGCACTTCATAGGAACTTTTCACGCCCACCTTAATATCAGCTTTCAAGCCGATTGCAAGGGTGCAATGGGTCTTACAACCGCCCACGCCGCTATTTTTGAACAAAAAGTGCTTGCCCCGCGTGGTACGATAAACACGGCAGTTCAAAGAATAATCTTGAACAACTTTGAACAGAACATCCGAACTTTCTCCATCGTCCAAATCAACAAGAATCGTATCTTCTGCCAGAATCCCGGCGAACTCTGGTAAAGACTTCACCTGTTCATAGGTCTTAAAGTCCGTCCTGCCCTTGAACTTCTCCACGCACTGTTTATCTTTGGTTTCAACATATCCGCGAAAGAACAAAATTTATCACCGTCCTTATTCCCAATACTTACAGCAAAACGAATCTTCATCGGCAAGTTCTACGGAAAGCCCGTTCACGCCCTCAAGTTCATAATTGATCTTTGCGCTCACAGCATCATCAATAGCCACCGCCCAATCGCGTTGCATATCTTCAAGTTCCCGCAAGAACTCTTGATAGAACAAGTTTGCTTTTTTCTTTGAAAGTGAACTTTCAAGATTCCTTTTCAGGGTTGCAAAGGTCTTATCGGAAAAGGCTTCCTTGACCGCTTCATAGATGATCCCATCATCCAATCTGCACTCTGCTTTGAGGGAGTCCACGGCAAAAGTGCCGCTGTGCTGACACTCGCCGTTCTTATTCCAGCGACACCAACGACAGGTTTTATAAAAATCGTCCATTTTAGCTTACTCCAAAATCTTCAAGACGTTTGTTTGCAAAATTGATGTACCATTGGCGATCCAGCTTGTCCGGCACTCGAACATCTTTTACGTCATCGTTATAGATGAAACAGTGTTCCGGGGAGTTTTGCAGTTTTTCCAACCGACCATTGGACGCTTTTACTTTCTTCACGCCGGGATCGTTTGGATCAGTAGAAGCAAAAATGCGGATGCACCGTTCTTTCAGCGGCTTATCGCCGTACATGATGTGCGTATACTTGCTACTGATCCGGGAAACAAGCTGAAATTCGCGTAGGTCTTGACACTCTGAAATCGTCCGGCGCACCGGGATTTGATGGATCATGTAATCAACAAGGGCTTTATTTATGATGGGGAGATCATAGCTTAGATCGTCCAGCTTCATAACATAGCCGCCTTTGCGCTTTACTGCACCCGTTTCCCGGTCAACCAACAGATAATTATTAACGTCTTTCTGATAGATCGTTCCAAAGTAAGTATCAAAGTCCATGCGCATACCTGTACGCTGTTCCCACTCCCAAACAATATCATCCAAAACGTCAAAATCCCGGTCATAGTCCGCGACCTTAACAATGATACCGTCTGTGTTGTTCTGGATCAGCTCACAGTGCCCCTCAAGGTGTTCCACAAGGTCAAGCAATAAAAGCTGTCCATTGATGCAGATAGCGTTGTTGCTCATGGGGTCATACAGGGCGGATGATTTTTGTTTCATCTGCCCGGAAATGGCGTTATCCATGATCTTGAACGGCTGACGGGCTTTCTTGTCGCCCTTGCGCTTAAAGGCTATGTTGGAATCGTGAATAAACTCAAAGTTTTCAGGGTGATCCATTACCCGATAGCCGAAGTGATATTGTTTCTGCAAAGACGGGTAATAGGCGGTAACGTCAATGATGATGAACACGCCATCGGCGGAATACTTAGCCCGCGCACCGTGTCCACCGCCCCATGCAAAGGTATGTTCAACCCCGGCGATCATCTGCTTACCCTGCTTTTTCTCGTAATCGTGGTTTTCAGGATTTGCGTACCAGTCCGCAATATGCTTGTACTTGTTCAGGCGCAAACACGGTAGAATCGGGAAATCAAATTCATCATCAAAACTTGCGCCTTTCCTGTTGCCGCCCAAAATAGTTGCGGCAAGCTGTGGTTTAGTTTTGGAAATGTATTCAATTCCTAGTTCAAAGTGTTTGATAAAATACATCATGGTGTTGAACTCTTGCGTTCGGCGCATGAAAACTTGTATGGTCTGTTCAACGTCATGGGTGCAATAAAAAACGGTTTGTTTGATCTCTGCGTCCGTCAACTTGCGGTCAAGGTTAAAGGGTACTTCCGTTTCCCGAATATCGTTACCCATGAAACCCTCAAAGGACTTCAAGCCCACATCGGTATTCAACATTACATCGTAATTAAGAAGCGGGTAACTCTTTAAGAGGTTGCTATACTGCCAGCCGGGTTTACCCTTGACAATGATGTAATCATTTAGCTTCTTAGCGTTGAATCCGCACAGAATCCCCTGCAAGATGTATTGATCGTAGTGGCGGCTGTTGAATCCTACCCAAATTCGGGTTTTATGCGCTTCATAAAAGGCTTCAAGTTCCGCCTTGTCGTTGATAATGACATGGGTTTTCTTCTCCACCATATCAATAATGACAACAAGCCAGTCATAAGCGAAAACCTCAAAATCGTAGAATAAAATAGCAATCACCCTCTTTCTTTGAAATTCCCGCCATACCCGCCCGCCTGTTTATCTTGTCAGGTCACAAGTCGGGGTTTAGTCCTCAAGAACGTAAGTTTCCTTGATCTTGAACGTGTTAAAGCCCTTTTTATTCTCGCCGTACTCCAAGCTATACTCATAGTTCCCATCAATGGCTTCCATAATATCCATAATCAGGTTGTTGTACTGATTGTAGGTCTGGAACGAAACGAGGATCGGCGCGTTCATTTCGGCCACAAGCGAACGCAAGAACTCGTCCACAATGCCGATCTGGAAACCCTGCGTTACGATCTGGTTCATAAAGATCAGACTTCCCTTGTATTCGCCCGCCAGAATCTTGAACCAGCAGGAGAACATGGGATCACCCTTTTTGCTCTTGCCAAGTTCCAGCTTGTTGATCTCCACCTCATAAGTACCATGGGGAACTTCACGGCGGGTGTTGCCGTTCTTTGCGGCTTCAGCGGCATCTTTCGCCAAGCCAGCGGTATCAAAGTTAGCGTCAAATTCATCAAAAATGCTCATTGTTATAGTCCTTTCTTACAGTCGGTTGTGATTAGGCTTCCCGCACTCTACGCTTGCGGCGCGGATGTTCGGCGGGCTGTTCGGGCTGTGCATTAGGCGCGCTGACTTCAACCGCACCGTCCATCGGGGGGTTGCCATCATCGGCGTTTTCGGCGGGCGCGCTCTCGCCATCTGCGGGGGATTCCTGCGGGGTTTCTTCTGCGCGGGTATCGTTTACAGGCTCAACCTGTTCCGGCTCTTCCTGCGGCTTCTCTGCCGGGGTGACAGGCTTTTCCTCTGCCTTACGGCGGGAACGTCCGGCACGTTCAGTGGTTTCGGTCTGCGGCTTGCTTTCAGATACGCCATTTGCGGCGTTCTTGTTGGCTTCATCGTACACAGCAAAGAGCGCATCCACATCAAGCGGAAGATCCTTTGCGGCGACACGCAAGCGGCCACCACCAAAGACAACCTCATTGGACTTGAAAGAGAACGTTCGGGTTTCGCCGTCAGCCACGATACGGGCAACTACGTCAACCATGCCAGCAACCTTGTTAGCCACTTTGTCAGGCAGTCCAGCGGGCTTAATAGCCGTGATCTTATCGCCGCCCTTACGGGTAATATCCTTGCTCATATCCTCATGGGAAATAAGCACGATGTTTTCATAGTCCAGCACCATAAGCCGCTTCATGGTGTTCAGGTATTCGCCGCGCACCTTATCCCACGCCCGGAAACTATCATCGGATTCATGGGTAATACCCATCTGCTGATACATATAGACCCGGCAAGATTCATAAGTATCTTCCAGCAGGTCAACAACGATGGTCTTAAAGGTGTTCTGCTTCTTTTCCAGTTCGGAAATGGTATCCTTGAACACTTCCCATGCAAGGGTGCGTTTTGTCATGCGCCCCTCGACCTTGACGTTATCGCGGATAGGGATATAAGGCGCGTCCACGTTCTCAACATTGCCGTCCGTGTTAAGCATGAGCGGATCGGGAAAAGAGTTGGCAAAAGTGGTCTTGCCGCTGAACGGTGCGCCATAAATCCACAGCTTGCGCTTGTGAACCTGTTCGATGTTGCGGCGTTTGTTTTCGGGGAGAATCATAAAATCCCATCCTTTCTCGCAAAAATCTTGATACTCACAGAATCGGCACAAGTACGATTCTGTTTTCGTGAACTCTGTTGTTTCGTTCACCGTCTTTATCGCAAGCAGAAATTCAATTACTTTTGAATAATCGAACTCTACTTGAACCGTTTGAATATCAACCCCGGCAAGTTCGTCTTTCAGCCGCTCCCGAAAATCAAGAAGCGTTTCACCTTTCTTTTGCCGAATCTGAACTTTAGGAACAAAGAACAAATACAGGTTTCTAATCTTCTTGCCGTGGTTGTTCCGCTCAAAGAAGTATTTGTAAAGATGCAACTGATTAGATTTCTTGTAACTTTGAACATTGTTTGAATATTTGAAGTCGTAGAGATCAAAATATTCAGTACCATCAACTTTGTTGATCGGCACAAGGTAATCAATGTAACCCACAAAGTCCTTGTCCATAATGGGGACTTCAAACGCGCCACCGGGCGGAATTCCTGCCCTTGCCAGCGGGATAACGTGTTCCAGCTTGATAACCTCGTTAATGTGTTCATCCGTGATGATCGGATAGCTAAAACAGTATTTTTTCACTGCCGCTTCAAGGCTTTCTTCAATACCTGTGTGCAACGCCGTTCCCAAGATCAACGGGCTGTCCGCATCATCCGGGGGCAGGGTGTTCAACCGCTGAAGATAGCGCATTTGGTACTTGAATGGGCATTTTTCAAAGCATTCAACACGGGAATGTGAGTATTGCACTGGATCACCCCCTCTAACAGATTTTTGAAGTCCTCGAATCCATCAGGGTAAAGGATCACCCCGATAGACCCAGCGTTGTTGATTTGGGAAACCATGAACTTTTGAAGCGGGGACGGCCTACCCGTTGGGGCTTTCAACTCCACGTCAAGGCTGATTGCATTAGCGACAAGGTGCAGATCAGGCAAGCCGGACTTAGAAAACCCGCCGCCCCAACGCTTTTCATAGTATCCAATGGGCGGAACGGGCATCCGATCAGCGGCACGGCCAAAAGGATAAATGCCTTGCTTTTCCAAATAACGCTCAAGGCGTTTTTCAAAAAGTTTTTCTTCTGCCATTGCATCACCCCAACAATAATTTGATAAGTGAATGAATTCCCCGCAAACGGTCATATCCAAGGATTTTCCCCGTTCCAGCCCAAAACTGAAACAGCTTATCATCTGACTTTCTTCTACAATGGAAATGCCCGCTTTGCTCATTTTTCAAGGTGAATTCAATGTTGTTCAACTCAAATTGCTTGATTGCGTAGTCAATCCGTTCAGAATTTTTTGCAACTCGTTCCTTATGCTTTTCCTTTGCATAAAGGTGATAGCCCCCGTCAAAGGATCCACCCGGATCGGATTCTCTGTCAATCCTTGTCATCAGATCACCCCCTGTGAGCGAAGAACAGACACACGAACCAGCCTTGCAACAATCAGCCTACCATCTTTCAGCGTGTACAGCTTTGCGCTGTCAATGCCCCGTAATCTACGGGTTGCCGTCAGGTCTACCCAGTAGCTTTTACCGTTGTGTTCAACCTTGCAAAATCTGTGCCGCTTACTCCCAGTAGCACCGGGCGGAGACATTAAAATAACCTCATCTTCCATTAGATCACCTACTCTTTCAGATAAGGAACACGTTTGTATTTGCACCAGTAGCCGCCGCGTTTCGCTCTGCTTACAGAGGATATGACCGAATTTTCATCTTTCAGCCCCAAAACCTTTGAAAGTTCTAAAGCCGAATCCGCCACAGCTAACGGCAATTCGTATTCATCATTTGAAACTTCCATCCAAAGGAAACGCGGCGTTCTCTCACTCATTTCACTGTGATCTTGACGGACGCGGAAACATTAGTGATCTTGCTGTACTTCTCCACCACGTCCGGCATTGCTTTTTTCAGCCGCGCCGTATCAATGGTGGTGCGGGTAGTGGCCGGGATGTAAAGGAACTTAACTTCAGGCGTTTCAAAGGACTTCACGCCGTAACTCTCCATGGTTTCACGCAACTTGTCGCGCATCGCCTTTTCCTGTTCCTCGATCTGCTTCTTCTGGACTGCAAGGGCGGCAATGCCGGAAATGATAGCCGCCGCGTTCTTCTGCATTTCAACAAGTGAAGTATCACTCTCAAACGCAAATTCGCAATTTTCCGAAAGTTCACTGCACACCTCAGAACAGCTTTCCCGCCGATCACATTCCAGACAACAGCAGTTCTTACCGCAAGCCGTGGCGTTGTCCATAGCTTCTTTACAGAGTTTCATTGTTGCTTCATCCTTTCATGTTGTTCAATTCGCTTTGAATCCGTTGAACAGATTTTGAATAGTTGGTTTCAAAAACGCCCTTGTCCCAAAGGGCTTTAGCCCCGCTCTCGCCTAAGTTGTAGGCCATCAAGACTTTTTCCGGGGTTTCGTACTTCTCAAACAATTTACGAAGAATGAACATCCCGGCTCTTACGTTCTCGTAGGGATCAAGGTAGTTTGTCACGCCGATTTCGTCCGTGATATAGCCGTGATTTACCTTGTTGATCTGCATCAAACCGTAATCATCGGTATTACTCACCGCGTCCGGCTGATAGCCGCTTTCCTGCTGGATGATAGCCATAACAAAGGTGAAATCCATGTTGTAACCTTTGGACAGGTAATAAATGAACTCTTGCACGTCCGAATCAAGGGGAACGCCCAGAGGAACAAAGAGGGTATCTTCACTCTCATAACTCACGGACATATCGCCATCAAAAATCTTACCGTCCGCCGCGCGGCCATAGATCAGGGTTTCGGTTTTTGGCTTGCTGGAATGGGAAACCGCGCCGATTGCAAACCCTACAACCGAAAAGATCAGGGCGATAATGACCCAAGAAGTGATAATGCGGTTAGCAATGGTGCGCCGCTTGATAGGCTTTGAACAATTCATCTGTATAATCCTTTCGCATCTTCAAAGCTTCTAAAATATCTTCTTCCACCGTTCCGGGGCATATCATTTGATAGTAGAAGCAAGGTTGAGTTTGTCCAATGCGGTGAATCCGCTTTTTAGACTGTTCAAAAAGTTCGCTTCTGTCAGTCAGCGAAAAATAGATGATCTTATTGGCTTTTTGCAGATTCACGCCCATAGACCCAGCTTGATACTGAATGAACGTGATTGAATTTTCGTACTGATCGTAAGCGGTCAAATCGTTTTTCTCGCCGTTGATGATGGAACAAGGCCGCTCCATCTCCCCCGTGTAGGTGGTGAGGGCTTCTAACATCGTGTTCAATTCTTCATTGAAGTTGTAGAACACGATCAAACGATCTTCCGTTGAATGTACCAAATCCACGAACGCCGCCACGCGCTCACGGTTTAAGAAACTGCACATCATCCGGGCGTATATGCGTTTTGATAAGGTGGTATCGCCCACATATTCCCGCCCGTCAATGGTTATCACATCATCCCGCATGAACTTCTTATAGCATCCGGGTATTTTGGACGTTACAGAGATAAAGGACTGTTCGGGCAGGGTAAAAACATCTTCAGACTTCATAAAAACCGCCCCATGCTGTGCAAGTTTCGCTTTCAGCCTGTCCACATTTTTATAGCCAGTTACAACCTTTATCCGAAAGCCGCTCTGTGAATCTTCCATCCACTCTGTCGTTACATACTGCTTATAGAATAGGTCTTTGCTGATTCCCCATCCCAAAAGGTGCAGTTGTGACCAAAGTTTTTCATACTTTCCGGCTGTTGGTGTACCAGAAAGCAAAATCACATTGTCCGGGTGCAACCCTAAGACGAATTTAGAGCGTTTTGCGCCCTCATTCTGAATGATGGATGATTCATCAAGCATGAGCGTAAAGCCTGTTAAATGGGCTATTTCTGCCCGTCTGAACAGTAGATCATAGTTGATAATGCCGCAAACGGTAGGATCACCAGATTTCCGGGTTTTTACTTCTTTGAAGAAGCGTTCAAAATCCTTTTTGTCAGTCAGGTTATAAATTATCCAACAGTGATCCATTGCATAATTTTCTATCATGTGTTTTTCCCAGTCCTCAACTTTGGACTTTTGGCACACGATCAGATTCACGGGGCTGTTCAGTTCCCGCATTTTTTCTGATCCGACAAAGGTTTTCCCTAAACCCATATCCAGATAGTAGGCAACGCGGCTATATTGCCGGGTTTCTTCTAAGGCGGTCTGTTGATGGGGGTAAAGTTCCACATTAGCACCCCCGCAAGGTCTTGTATTCGTCAAGCATGGCTTTCAGTTCCGGGTCTTTGCTTGCCAGCATTTCAAAGAGTGCCGTTTCCTGCAAATCCCTAACCTTGTTGTTCATCATGTGCTGAAGTTCGTTCATGCGCTTTGCCCGCTCCCGGCGTTCGTTCCATGCGGTGAAATCCACCTTGCAAACGATCTCTTTCAAACCACCCGTGGGAATTCCATCGGGAATCTTAGACGCTGTACCCTCAACCGTGGCAAGCTGGAAACCGTTCTGCGTATCGACAACCACCACGTCACCGGGCGTGTATTCCTCATAGGCAAGGAAGGTGTACAGCTTGCCCGTGCAAGTCTTAGAACTCACGTTAAACTGCACTTTAACGATCATGTACTCTTTCATAGCAGATACCCCCTTATTCCGCGTCAACGTCAATTCCGGTGATTTCCTTAAAAATCGCCGCATCGAAGTTCGGCAAGCTGAAAATGATGTTGCGATCATCGGCACTAAGCCCCGCCCACCATTTCCGGGCGTTGTCCGCCGTGGTGCGCTCTTTCAGATAACCGCCCGTAGTTTCGGCTTCAGGGTGCGCCGCCTTTTCTTCATCGGTCATAGTATCAAACCAGACGTATTCAAGCGGGCAATCTTCAATCTGATTCAGCAGATACCGGGCGCGGCAGTTAAACCACTGCTCAAACGTCCAGTCAGTGGGCTTGTTGAACATATAGATTTTGGGCGATACCGTATTGAAACAGCCATTGGAAAAGGATGTTTTGTTCCAGTCGCCGCTGTTCCAGTTGCCGCTGTTGCAGTCGCCGCTGTTGCAGTTGCCGCTGTTGCGGTTGCCGCTGTTCCAGTTGCCGCTGTTGCGGTTGCCGCTGTTGCAACGTCCAGTGCAAGCCTTTCCCGTGTTCACGATTTCAAGGACTTCAGCCCAAGGGATTTCCCGCACGATTTCCAGCTTGTTCGTTGCACACTTATCCTCGCCCTCTGCAACCGTACCGTGGGCGATCACTTCAGCAACGTGGTTATTCGGGTCAAAATCATAGTAACGGAAACAGTCGGCGGCATTCTTACAGAAGTGCATACCCACATTGCAGACAGACGGGTTTACGTCCTCTTCAAACGTGCCGGGGCAAGTATACTGTTTACCTTTGCACGTCCAATCGGGGTTGAACACCTTATAGCCTTTAATCATCGTCTTAGACCTCTTTCTTTTGTTTTTGATATGCTCAAGCCTTGCGGCTTCTTTCTTGTGGTAACGGACTTCTAAGCGTCCGTAATACTTGCCGTTCATCGCCCTAAACCTCTTTCTTCAGCATACCATTCGCAAATATCAACGATATGTTGACAAAGCGGTTTAGGTATAACACTTCTCTCTCTACTGTTTTTCAAGCCCTGTGTGCCTGTTTTGCTCCCTCTAGGGGCTGGAACATGGCACGGATCACCGTTTTTACACATGGGCTTGAATCGAGGGTCAGGGTGGTTTGTCCAAATGTCAGTTGGTTTCATCCGTGTGTCACCATACTGACAATATGTAACGGTGTAACGCGGCAAAGATTTCATCCAAACCATTTTCCGCATCCCGCCCCGTGGGTTTTCGATAAAGTAAAGTGCCGGGTCAAGGTCTTTTATAAGCTGTAAAACGTGCTAATCGACCTTATCACAGAACTTTGCATAATCACTCACCGGGTCAAGGTTTCCCGTATCTGGATTTCTTTTCCTGTGGTGACTAATAGCGGCAATACTGAACGTGGTACAGTCTGGACTTGCCCAAATCACGTCCGGGTGTCCGAACTTTGAAATAATTTCTTCTGCGCTGACGTTCAAAATATCAGCGTAAAGATCAATATTTTCAAAATCCTTATCCCACTCAACGAAAAACACCTCATGCCCTTTCGCTTCAAAGGCTTTTCCGATACTGCGCGTTCCGGCAAAAAGTTCCAGAACTTTCAACTTCCTGCCGTTCATGCCGATACCTCAACAGCGGGAATCTGAATCCCGGTGCATTCGGTGAACTTAACAGAGGAAATAAAGTAACTCCAATGTTCCAGCTTTACGGCGTAGCCCCACGGAAAAACCCCGTCCTGTAAGCCCCGGCGAACAAACCGGGGGGATTTCTTCATAAGCTTTGCCACAAGTTCAACAGGGAGATTGACGGTTGAATTATATTGAACAGTTGCAACCGGGTCATACTCTTCAAAGTAGTTATCCTGTACGCCCAATGAACGGGCAATCTCTTTCCGGCGTTCCTTAGACGGCTCATTTTTGCCGGAAACGTACTGACTGATAGAAGAACGCCCGATCCCGGTTAAGTCCGAAACTTTAGCCTGTGTAAGATCAAGTTCTTCCATCAAGCCTTTCAGCTTGTTTGCAAACGACACTATGTATCACTCCATCCTTTCATCTGTATCTATTTAAGATACACTTGCGGTGAAAAAAATAGCAATTACCTTTTCATCCGTCAAGTTGTACCTTGCGCGAATCTTAGAAATTTCCTTTTGGGTGAACTCCGCCCCGTTGGTTTCGTTCATCTTAGAGGAAAGGGACTGCGGGGAGATACCCAACGCATTTGCAAGCGTAGAATTGGTATCATCGTGAAGAATCATTTCGCTTCTAAGCAACTTTTTATTCATACAATCAATCCTTTCTTTCAAAATTATGTGCGGCACTTATGCAGGGGATTCACATTGTCACCCCTTACCAGTTTTGTATACTGTTGCCGGACAGATTCAATTTTCAAGGTGCTACCCACTCTGTATTTACACGGGCTTGTGACCGTCCACGGCTACATTAGGTAGGGGGATCACTCCCCCGAATGACTTTTTCGTGCTTTCCAGTAAACCCGCTTGCTGTTCTCATTCATCATCTTTCGATATTCTTTAGAGATCAGGCCAGCTTGACACAGCGCAAAGGTCATTCCACGAAAACGGAAAAATTCATGTTGCGCCTGTTCCGCGTCAAAGTCGTTCTTGTGGCACATCCAAACCAGTTGTTTAAGCTCTCTAACAATAATTTCTTTCGCTCTATCGTTCATGTTATTCATCCTCTTCAAATGCGCACCCACAATCACCGCAAATCACATTGACTTCCTTTGTTGCCCGGATAATCAAACCGCACATCGGACAAACATATTTTCGGCTGGACTGTTTGGCTTTTGACAGACCGGGAATTTTCGGCAAGTGCTTTCTGTGAAGTTCAAACTTCTTGTCCTGCAAGCTGTCCACGAAAGCCCTTGCTTCCGCATCCAGCGTGGTTATCGTCCATCCATATTTAGGGTCTTTGCCAACGTCCAAACCGTGCTGTTCAGCCGCTTCCTTGAACTTCTTGTTGTGATATGTACCGTTCCGGCTTGTATCCTGTACGCCGATCTGAAGATTGTACAGATGAACCATTTCGTGAAGCAGAGTTTCCGCAACCTGTTCAAAGGGTCTTGCAAGATGTTCAGCACAGATGTTGATTTCATAGAAACCCTCATTCTGCATCGCGTCCAAATCCGCTTTGCTCATTTGGGAAATATCTGTGGTCTTGCTGTCCGGGTCAAGGTTGCTCCATGCTTTCCACGAAGTACACCACCCATACGCGCCCTTTGTCGTGTCCGGGCTTACCGTGATAACCGGGGTTTGAAGTTCACCGTTGTAGAACTTCTGATTGAAACTTGAAAATAAACTTTCAAGTTTCTCAATGACAGGCTTTAGGCTCGTTGCGCTCATTCTCGCTTCATCCTTTCATGTATCTTGTTAGGATACATTGAGTATAGCACACGCTTTGTATCTTGTCAATAGAATGTGAATGTTTTTTAGATACAAATTCAAAAATAATTGATTAAATTGTAAAAATGTGCTACAATCAAGATACAGTTAGGAGGTGAACAAAAAATGACAATGGGCGAATACATAAAGCAACTTAGAACATCTCACGGATTTTCCCAAGAAGAATTAGGAAAAATGGTGGGTGTCAACCGGGCGGCTGTGAATAAGTGGGAGTGCGGCAGAGTGGAAAACATCAAGCGATCCACTATTGAACAACTCGCAAAAATTTTGGGCGTATCTCCCGCCGATCTAATGTGTTGGAATGATGATTCCGCTACATTTTCCAAGCAGTCCGCTATATATGATGATGTAAAAGAAGTATTTGGTGATCCAGCTTGTGAAATGCTGAAAAAGTTCTCAAGGCTTGACAGTGTAGATCAAGGAAAAATCATTGAACGTACCGATATGTTGCTTGAAAACGAAAAATATTCTGTCAAAGAATCGTGCGGATAGAGGACAACTTGTTCTTTGTCAAGTTCTAGTTACACTTGTTACACGCCGTACATTTTTTAAGATTTCAAAGCGTACAGCAAAAATTTATTTAGGAATAGTTAATTATTTCATATTGTCACGTTTGTTACATTGTGGTTTGCGTTCTATATATTAGGCTTGTGGTGTTGCATCATTATACGGTAATGCAACATATAAGAAATAATATATAATAGTAAAGATAGCCTGTGTAACTGTTATTCGTAACGACAAGAACACAAAGAAAGGACGGCATATCAATGAAAAACATGGTTACAAGCGGTGATTATGCAGGAAGCCTTGTTGTTGGCGGCGGTATCGTTAATACTGCAATTTCGTTAGGGCTTATTAAAAAATTACCACTAAACAGCACCACGGTTGAAAGCTATGAGGTTTTGGGCGGAACTGCTGGAGCGATAATGAAAGGCGGGTATCAAGTGAAAATTATCTTCAAAGATGGAAAGAAAAGCCTTTTGGATATTGACGAATCCAAATATAAAGCTATTATTCAGGCTTGCTTCTAAAAACAAAAAATCCCCTGCTAGTGCGGTAACACCAGCAGGGGAAACGACCAAAAATCAAGGATGAAGTGATTTCGGCGGTCATATTGATTATACCGCCGAACTGTGTAAAATGCAAGAACAGGCGGTGATTTCTGTGAAAAATCCGAATCGGTACGGGTCAGTTACTAGGCTTTCCGGGAACAGGCGGAAACCGTGGGTTGTCCGTGAGGGCAAATCTGGACAGCAGAAACCCATAGGCTACACGGCCACGCGGGAAGATGGTCTAATCTTGCTTGCAAAGTTCAACGCTACCCCGTGGGACATTGAAGCGGACAAGATCACACTGGATGAACTTTACAAGCTGTGGCTTGATAAGCGGGCTTGCAAATTGGGTGAAGCTAACCGGGCATCCCTCAAATCAGCCTATAACCATTGCGCCAAATTGGGCGGGCTGAAATACAATCAGATCAAGTCTTACCAGATGCAGGATTGTATAGACGGGTGCGGTAAGGGATATTCAACCCAAGGCGCAATAAAGAACCTGTGGGGGCATCTTGACCGCTTTGCAATGGAACTTGACATAATCCAAAAGCAGTGTTCCGATCTGCTCACGTCCGCACCCATCCCCGAAACCACAAAGCAGATTTTCACAGATGATGAGGTACAACGGCTTTGGGATAACCAAAACTTAGAGTGGGCGGATTCCGTGCTGTTCTTTTTGTATACGGGTTTCCGTATCTCTGAAATGATCGGGCTGAAAACGGCAAATATCGACCTCAACGCCGGAACGATGATCGGGGGCGTGAAAACAGCGGCGGGTAAAAATCGCCTTGTCCCCATTCATTCAAAAATTCAAAGTATTGTTCAACGCCGCTTTGAACAGTCTAAAGGCGGGTATCTCTTTGAGTACAACGGAAAGAAGCTGAACGAAAGCCAATACCGGGATGTTTGGAATGAACTAATGAACACGCTGAACATGGATCACACCCCGCATGAGTGCCGCCACACGTTCCGTTCTCGCCTTGATTCTGCCGGGGCGAACAAGGTTTGTATAGATCGTCTTATGGGGCATAAATCAAAGGGAACGGGTGAGCGCGTATACACCCACAAGAACATTGAAGAACTGCGCTTGAACATTGAACTAATAACAAATTAGTAACAGAAAAGGCGGGAAACGCCGATAATACGACATTTCCCGCCCATTTTGTTTTTATTGTATCATAATTTTTTTGCCCGTGCAACCAATCAGGTCTTGCATACAACAGAGAAATAGTTTACAATAGTATTGTTGCAGGAATTGCACAGTTTTCATTGAATCAGATGCACATCCTGCATTCTTTTTGTACGACTTGCGGCGCGCATCCGCAATCTCCTTCCCCGGGCAGTGCAGGGCTCTGGGAGGACACAGAAGGACTTGCCGCGCTTTGCAGGACGTGAAATGTTGTTCTTTTGGATAAGGAGGACGT